TAGAAGAATTTCAAACCAATCTCCAAAAAACATTCGAAGACCTTTCAAAGAAAAAAGAAGAAATCGTTTATTACGATTTTGCCTATTCCTTACTCAAGGACGATGGCGTTAAAACGAAGATAATCAAGAAGTATCTTCCGTTCATAAATCAGCAGGTGAATCGTTATCTTCAGATGATGGATTTTTATATTAACTTCCATCTTGATGAAGAGTTTAACGAAACGGTAAAGTCACCCATTCACGAAGACTTTTCTTATAGTTCTTTCAGTGAGGGTGAAAAAATGAGAATCGACCTTGCCCTACTCTTCACCTGGAGAGAAGTTGCCCGAGTCAAAAATTCCGTCAATACCAATCTGCTGATTATGGATGAAGTATTTGATTCCTCACTTGATGGATTTGGAACTGATGAGTTTCTTAAGATTATCCGTTATGTCATTAAGGATGCTAATATCTTTGTGATTTCCCATAAGTCTGAACTGCATGACAAATTTGAAAGTGTCATAAGGTTTGAGAAAGTCAAAGGTTTTTCTCGTATGATGTCCACATCAGCACAAGACTAATGCAAGTCCCCAACCGCTATCACCATTCCAAGAAGGAGCAGAAGCGGAAACTTAAACCGCAAGCACTCCGACAAGCAAAGGCACGTCGCCAAGCACTCAAGAAGCGCCTCTCTGGGGGCGCTTCTTCATTTATAAATATCTAAAAAGTCTTTGCAAATGAGATCGGAAGAATATAAAAATTTAGTTGAAGCATATCAAAAAGTTTATGAGCAGCAAATTGGAGTTCCTTTAAGGGAACCAACCGATCGCGCCGCAAAAGAACAACTTGAGAAGATGATACCTAAGGGAGAAAAAGTTCATACGTTCAAGTCCACGCTACAAAAAGCACATTATGAACCAGAAGGTGATAATCTTGGTGAAGATGTTTATGATCGAGTTTTAAATTATCTTACTAGTGAAGGGTGTACTTTAGAGGAGTCAAAGTATATTATGAATTATGTTGTGGAGCAAGGAATGCATCCACAAGAAGTAATCGGTAGAGGAATTGCAAATATTCTTGGATTTGATAAACCCAATCCAACCCAAGTTTTTGCTCAGGGATTGAGAAAAATGCTTTATCCCAATAAACCACAGCAAGTTAAGGCTCCAAAACCACCTACTCTTAAACTAACAAGAGTTGCTTCTCCAGCAGCAAAACCACCAGCACCGACAAAACCAAATCCATATAGACCTGGTGCTACAGTTAGAGCAACTGGACCAAATATGGATAAGTTTCCAGAACTTCAAAGATTTGCTGGTCAAGCAAGACGTGTTGCTGAACCAGCTGCTAAAACTATTGGTGCTGCTGCTGCGTTGAAAAATATAACTCCTGCTGGTGTTGCTGCTGCTGTAATGGCACCCAGACCAACTGGCGATGCTACATTAACTGGCGCTCTTAAAAGAGGAGATTATAGACCAAAACAAGGACCAAAAAATCCAGATGAGGGTTTAACTAGGGCTCAATCTTTTGATAAAGCATATAAGACAGCAAAAGAAAAAAGTGGAGTGGGATCTACCTTTACTTGGAGAAACAAATCTTATAAAGTTGCATAATGATAAATAACTAAAAAACTATTCATAAAATGGAAGTAAAGCAAGTTAAAGACCTTTTAGAGGCATATTCTTCTATCTACGAAAAGAAAGAAGAAGTAGAAATTGAATCTGGTGAAAAGAAGGAGTCTGAAAAAGGCGAGTCTGAAAAAGGTGAATCTGGAAAAGACGAAGGTGGAAAGCATAAAGAAGGTAAGCACCCTAAAGGTAAAGAAGAGAAGGGTGAAAAGGTAACTGAAAAGGAAGGTAAAGAAACTGAAAAGGAAATGAAAGAGAGTGCCGACCTCTTCGACTTCATTCTTGAGCATCTAGTTGCCGAAGGTTATGCTGATAACAATAAGGCAGCTCTTGCTATTATGGCAAATATGAGTGAAGAGTGGAAGAAGTCCATTATTGAAGGTGTCTGAACCACTTTCCAAACTGGCACACAAGAGGGTCTAACCACCCTCTTTTTTTGTATGATGGTTTCATACGAATCAAACCTATGACCGTCCGCCACGAAATCAAGTCTCAACTTGCTAAACTTCTTGCCACTGAAGACCTTGTGGTTGAGCACAAGAAGGTGGAGACCGCTTGCTTTAACGTTCATACCCGTGTGCTGACTCTGCCGATGTGGGAGAAGGCAAGCAACACTGTGTATGACCTTCTGGTGGGTCACGAGGTCGGACACGCTCTCTATACTCCTGATGAAGACTGGTTGGAGAAGGTAAAAGTTCCCCCGCAGTTTGTGAATGTGGTAGAGGATGCTCGTATTGAGAAACTGATGAAGCGTCGTTATGCTGGTCTCACCAAGACCTTCTATAACGGTTACAAGGAACTTGCCGATGATGATTTCTTCCAGATTGGTGATGATAAACTGGAAACTTATAATCTTGCCGACCGTGCAAACCTGTGGTTTAAGATCGGAAACTATATTGATATTCCCATTGAGCGTGGTGAAGAAACTGAGATTATTAATTTGATTGCTGATACTGAGACTTTTGCTGATGTTCTGATTGCTGCAGAAGAACTTTATAAGTATTGCAAACAAAAGCAGCAGGAAGAGACTAAGATTTCTCTGGATAATCTTGAGTCCCAGCAGAGTGGTGCTGATAATCAACCTGCCTCCGACTTTAGTGATCAGCAGGAAGGTGAGAATGACCAACCTGAGTCTAATGATTCTGAAGGTTCTGCTTCTAGTGAAACCACCCCAGAAATGGGTGATACCACTCAAGAACGGGGTGGTGAGAAGAATGAGGAACCTGAAGTGAAGACAATGGATTCTTTGGAGGAAGCACTGAAAGATCTTGTTAACAATAGTGGTCCTGAAAATGTTTATCTGGAACTGCCTAAACTTGACTTGAAAAGGGTGATTGTCCCAAATGCTGATATTCATTCTAATTGTAAAGAGTCTTGGGACTCTTATTCGGAAAATACTGGATATAAGTATGAAGATCTCTTTGGTGAGGTGGATAAGCAGTTTGTAGAGTTCAAGCGTTCTGCTCAGAAGGAAGTTAATTATCTGGTGAAAGAGTTTGAGTGTCGTAAGGCAGCAGACTCCTATGCCCGTGCCACAACTGCTCGTACTGGTGTTTTGGACTGCTCCAAACTTCACACCTACAAATACAACGAAGACCTCTTCAAGAAAGTCACTACTCTTGCCAACGGCAAGAATCACGGTCTGGTGTTCATTCTTGACTGGTCTGGTTCGATGTGTGATGTGATGTTGGATACGGTCAAGCAACTCTTCAACCTTGTTTGGTTCTGCAAGAAAGTTGCGATTCCGTTTGAGGTTTATGCCTTCACGACTGACTATCCTTTGGTTTCTTATGATGAGAATGGTAAGGCAACCATTCGGGAACTTGCCTATCAAAAGAAGGATGGTCTGATTCAAGTCGGTGAATGGTTTTCGATGATGAACCTGCTGACCAGTCAGGTGAATGGTAAGACTTTGGAAGAACAGATGAAGAACATCTTCCGCCTTGCTTATTCTTTTGGGCGTAACTGCTATACCCGTTATTCTATTCCTCTGGGTCTTTCTCTTTCTGGCACTCCCCTGAATGAGGCACTTATTTCTCTTCACCAGATTCTGCCTAAGTTTCAGAAGGAAAACAAACTTCAGAAAGTTCAGTGTGTCATTCTGACTGATGGTGAAGCGTGTGGTATTAAGTATCACCGTGAAGTCAAGCGTAATTGGGAAGATGGTCCTTTTATGGGAACTGCTGGCATTGGGTTTGGTTCATTCTTGCGTGACCGTAAGACTGGAAGTACCTATTCTTTGGACTGTGAATGGCATCATATGACTGATGTTTTTCTTCGCAACCTGCGGGACAAGTTTGCCGATATTAACTTCATTGGCATTCGTGTTCTGGAAGGTCGTGATGCTGGTAACTTCATTCGCCGTTACTGTGGTTACTATGGTCCAGAGTATGATAAAGTAATGACTGCTTGGCGTAAAGAAAAAGCATTTACTCTGAAAAAGTCTGGTTATCATTCCTACTTTGGTCTTTCTGCCACTGCCCTTTCTCAAGATACAGAGTTTGAAGTTGCTGAAGATGCAACCAAGACTCAAATCAAGTCTGCTTTTGTCAAGAGTCTCAAGTCTAAGAAAATGAACAAAAAGATTCTTGGGGAGTTTGTGGAACTCGTTGCCTGATAAATATTTGAAAGAGTTTTACTAGGTCTAATGAGCAGATTTACAGACTTATTTCAAGAACCAGCACCCGCACCAGAACCAGGTTTTAATGAAAATGCGACAGATCGTGATGGTGACGGATTAGTTCAAGACGGCACAAAATTTGAGAGACCAGCATCTGTTAAAGCACCAAAGAAAAAGTTCACAATGGACTGATAAGGTCCACTTCTCAAACTGTCACAGGGGGCACTCAGTTGCCCCCTTTTTGCTTGTATAATAACTTCAGTTAACAAACACACCTAACTACATCATGCCTCGCAAGTCTGCTGTGAACGACGCCCAACTGATTGAGTCCATCAAAGAACTGTATGGTTCTGAAATTACTTCTGGTGACCTTAAAGGTTTCTGTGCTTCTCGCGGTCTGAACGTTCAGACTGTGACCCGCCGCCTGGAAGACTACAAGACTGGTCGTGGTCGTTGGAACCTGGAAGTGACTCCTAGTGTTGTTGGTAAAATGGAGCAGGCATATCAAGCACCTGCCGCCCTCCCTGCTGTGGAACAAAATCTTATTCCTGATAAAGATGATACCTTCGTCAAGTTTGGTAACTTTAACGATATTAAAAAAATTATTCAGTCCCGTATCTTTTACCCTACGTTCATTACGGGTCTGTCGGGTAACGGTAAAACGTTCTCGGTGGAGCAAGCGTGTGCCCAACTTAAGCGTGAACTGATTCGTGTTAACATCACTATTGAGACTGATGAGGATGATCTGATCGGTGGTTTCCGTCTGGTGAATGGTGAGACCGTCTGGCACAATGGTCCCGTGATTGAGGCACTGGAGCGCGGTGCGATTCTGCTGCTGGATGAGATTGACCTTGCCTCCAACAAAATCCTTTGTCTCCAATCCGTGTTGGAAGGTAAGGGTGTCTTCCTGAAAAAGATTGGTCGCTTTGTGAAACCTGCTGCTGGTTTTAACGTTGTTGCTACCGCCAACACCAAAGGTAAGGGTAGTGATGACGGTCGCTTCATCGGCACTAACGTGCTCAATGAGGCGTTCCTGGAGCGTTTCCCTGTGACCTTTGAGCAAGCATATCCCGCCCCTGCTACTGAGCAGAAGATTCTTGAGGGTATCGCTCTGGATCTGGGAGTTGAGGATCGTGACTTCTGCAAGCGTCTGGTTGATTGGGCAGACATCATTCGTAAGACCTTCTATGATGGTGGCATTGAGGAAATCATTAGCACTCGCCGTCTGGTTCACATCATTCGTGCCTACAGCATCTTCAATGACAAGGCAAAGGCAATTCAGGTGTGTGTGAACCGCTTTGATGATGAAACCAAACAGTCTTTCCTGGAACTGTATGATAAGGTGGATGCTGACTTCCAGATGCCTTCTACTGGTCCTGAATTGACTGTAGAATATGTTGACCAACCTGCTCCGTTCTGATATAATTGGGGGAGGTAAATTATGACCTCCCCTCATTATGGACGAGTATCCTTATTCGATGAATGAGTTCACTATGTATATGAATAGTGACGATAAAATTGTAATTGAAAAAACACCTGTTATGACCGAACCTAAAAACCACCTTTGGAAATACAACGAAGATAAGATTCTTAAAGACGTTGAAGATTATGTGACCAGCACCTATAAGAGTCATTATTGTGGTCACAATACTGAATATCAAGATGTACAAACTATTGACCTGATGGCAGCAAAAGACCTTGCAGTTGGATTTTGCCAATCAAACATCCTGAAATATGGAAGCCGTTATGGTGATAAGGATGGTCGCAACAAGCGTGACTTGCTCAAAGTGATTCACTATGCTATGCTTCTGCTTCACTTTGACGGGCACTATTCCCGTAAAGATAATGGTCTGACCGAATTCCGTTGATTATGAAACTCCTGAACAAAACTATGAAACTCTCTGACAATACCCTTGCTCTCCTCAAGAACTTTGCTGGCATCAACAACTCTATTCTTGTGAAGCAAGGTAATCGTCTCCGCACGATTTCTGTTGCCAAAAACATTCTTGCCGAAGCAGAAATCACTGAAGACTTCCCCCGTGACTTTGCGATTTATGACCTCAATCAGTTTCTAAATGGTCTGAGTCTGCACCAAGACCCTGACCTTGACTTTACCGAAGATTCTCACCTGAGCATCAAAGAAGGTAAGCGTCGTGTGAAGTACTTCTTTGCCGACCCTAACGTGATTATCTCTCCCCCTGATAAGGACATTCAACTTCCTTCATCTGATGTTTGCTTCCAACTGGACAGCACTTCTTTGGAGAAACTGGTCAAGGCAGCAGCAGTCTATCAACTTCCTGACCTTTCTGCGGTTGGTGAGAATGGTGTGATTAAACTGGTGGTTCGTGACAAGAAGAATGATACTTCTAACGAGTATGCCATTGTGGTTGGTGAGACTGATAAGGAGTTTACTTTCAACTTCAAGGTAGAAAATATCAAGATCATTCCTGGTGCTTATGACGTGGTAGTGTCTTCTAAACTTCTGTCACAGTTCACGAATCCCAAGTACAACCTCTGCTATTATATTGCTCTGGAACCTGATTCTACCTTTGGATGAACATCTTCGTAACTTCTCCTTGGCCTGCTGAAAGTGCCGTTTGTCTTCCCGATAAGCACATCGTCAAGATGCCCCTGGAATGCTGCCAAATGCTTTCCATTGTGGCATCTGAAAAATGGGGTCATAACTATGGTCCTTTGTACAAGACTGATAACACTCCCTACAGAACTGAAAAAGGTGCGTTTCGTAATCATCCCTGTACCAAATGGGCAATGGATAGTATCCACAATGCCTATTGGTTGATCAAGTGGGGAATGAACTTGTGTGATGAGTATACGATGCGTTATGGTAAAGTTCATTCTTGTTACAAGACTCTTGTAGATGCCTATTACATTTTTCCGAAGGGGAAGATTACTGATGTAACTCCATTTGCTCGGGCAATGCCTGAAGAGTGGAAGTTTGATGATAGCATTGATACATTTACTGCTTACAAAATGTACATTGCCTCTAAGCCTTGGGTTGCGAGTAACTATCTTCGTATGCCCGAACGTAAACCCGAATGGGTATGAAATACAATAAAGGCGACATTTTTCTTGACAAAGATACACACAAGTTGTATATTTTTGATGGGAATGAATGGTGGGAAATTGTCCCTACCTGTGAATTGAAAAAACCAAAATGGATCTAAATTATGAACAGTGATTTTTTGTGGGTAGCAAAGTATGCTCCAAAGACAATTGGAGATTGTATTCTTCCTGAAAGTACTAAAAAAACTTTTCAGGAGTTTCTAAATAAGGGTGAAATTCCAAATATGCTTCTTGCTGGTCCTCCTGGTATTGGAAAGACCACAGTGGCAAAAGCACTCTGCAACGAATTGGGGGTAGATGTTTATGTCATCAATGGATCCGACGAAGGTAGATTCCTGGATACTGTCAGAAACAATGCGAAGAACTTCGCTTCCACCGTATCGCTTTCGTCAACTGCTAAACACAAAGTCGTCATCATTGATGAGGCAGATAACACAGGAAACGACGTACAACTCCTCCTACGGGCGTTTATTGAGGAGTTTGCTGGTAACTGTCGCTTCATCTTCACCTGCAACTACAAGAACAAAATCATCGAACCCCTCCACTCCCGATGTGCCGTTGTCGAGTTTGGAATCAAAGGAAAAGATAAAGCAAAACTCGCAGGAAGTTTCTTCCGACGACTCCAGCAAATCCTGGATGCGGAAGGTGTTGAGTATGATGAAAAAGTTCTTGCCGAAATCATCAACAAGCATTTCCCAGACTGGAGACGAGTCCTTAACGAGTGCCAACGATATAGTGTGGGGGGCAAAATTGACTCGGGGATTCTTGCGTCTTTCTCAGACATCGCTGTAAATGAACTTGTTAAGCACCTTAAAGAAAAGAACTTTTCTGAAGTACGTAAGTGGGTCGTCAGTAATCTGGACAATGATACTACTGTACTTCTCCGTCGTATTTACGATTCTCTTTACGAAAGTCTGGTTCCTGCTTCTATTCCTGCTGCTGTTCTTGTGCTCGCTAAGTATCAGTATCAAGGAGCTTTTGTCGCAGACCAAGAAATAAATATGCTTGCTTGCTTGACCGAAGTAATGGTGGAGTGTGAGTTCAAATGATTAGGCATCAACTTAAATCTCAGTGGTATTATATTTTCTGGGGTGCTTGTGCCGTTGCCGTTGTCTCTGGGCAACTTTATGTTGGGACTGGGTATCGTGAGATGGCAGAAGCAACCAAAAATGTTCAAATTTCTGTGAGGTGTATCAATGGGTCTGCTGAAAATTGATAAGGCATCTCTTTATGAGGTTCCTGTAAAGACAACTCCAGAAAATGTGAAAGAGGCAAATGAAGGTCTCTTTCGTGCTAAAATGACTGTTCCTGCTGCCGCAAAGCATTGTGGTATGACGCAGAAAGAAATGAAACTCACTTTTAGAGAGTATTTGAAGTATCATCCTAAAGATTATGAAGTCTCTGAAAACCCCGCTTAGATATCCTGGTGGTAAGTCCCGTGCTTGTGAAAAAATGGGACCTTACTTTCCTGACCTTCGCAACTATGATGAGTTCCGAGAACCATTTCTTGGTGGTGGAAGTGTTGCGATTTATATCACTAAAAAGTATCCTGGATTAAATATTTGGGTGAATGATTTGTATGAACCTCTGGTAAACTTCTGGCAGCAACTCCAGATTTTTGGAATTGATCTTAAAGATAAACTGGTAAGTCTTAAGACAGCAAACAATACTCCAGAGTTAGCAAGAGAACTTTTCCTTAAAGCAAAGGAGCAAATCAATGACCAAAGTTTGCCTAGCATTGATCGTGCTGTGGCTTTCTATATTGTCAATAAGTGCAGTTTCAGTGGTCTCACGGAGAGTTCATCATTTTCTGCACAAGCATCCAACGCCAACTTCAGTTTGCGAGGGATCGAAAAACTGCCTGCGTATTCTAAACTGATTGAACATTGGCGTATAACTAACTATTCCTATGATTATCTGATGGATGGAAACAAAGGTGCTTTTATGTATCTCGATCCTCCTTATGACATTAAGGATAATCTCTACGGGAATAAGGGATCAATGCACAAAAGATTTGATCACGATAAGTTTGCTGCTGATTGTGACGCTAACAATATGGATCAGTTAGTGAGTTATAACTCCGATCAACTTGTAAAAGATCGGTTTAGGAACTGGAACGCTGCTGAGTTTGATTTGACTTACACGATGCGTTCTGTTGGTGAATATATGCGTGAGCAAAAACAACGTAAAGAACTCTTGCTTTTTAATTATGGAATTGAAGGACTGGTTAAACTCGATCAATCAAACGAAGCAACATCTGATTGACGAAGACCCTTCACTTGAGAAGGAATATGCTCCTTATATTATCAATCGCTGCCTCTCTGGGCACATTGATTGTATTATGTTTGCGAATGAAATGAATCAATACCATTTCCTCCCGAAGAAGTTGCAATATGACTTTTTTATAAATAGTCTGAGGAAAAAGAAGAGATTTTCTCCCTGGCTCCGTCAAGATAAAATCAAAGACCTTGATTATGTCAAACGTTATTATGGTTATAGTAATGAGAAGGCAAAACAAGCTTTGAGGATTCTTACTAAAGAACAACTAACATTTATTAAATCGAAATTTGAAACTGGAGGAACAAAATGAGTGTCGTTCAAGAACCTGAAGTGAAGTGGGCGCCCGACCAAATGGTGGAAGTGATCCTTAATGAACCTGATGATTTTCTTAAGGTTCGTGAGACTTTGACCCGTATCGGAGTTGCTTCAAGAAAGGAAAAGAAAATCTATCAGTCTTGCCATATTCTACACAAGCAAGGTAGGTATTATCTCGTTCACTTTAAGGAACTGTTTGCTCTGGATGGC